TTGTGGGTCGATCGTTGGCGGCTTTTGATAATCCTCACCCATTATTCGCTCCACGATCCAGGCATCAGACTTGATATACTGCAACAATTCCGGATGCTGAGATACAAATGCGTTTTCGAAGTCGATCGCATTCCCTAATTCCGGATGGCTATTCCAGTATTGTTTTCGAGCCTGGCTACCCTTCTCGAGCGAGAAGTATTCATTCCACGATCTAGACAGGCTGGGAAACTGTTCAGCTTTCATTGCTTGATATTGATAATAGGCTTGTTGCGTCCCAATATCAGCCCCGGCAATCTCACTATCCTCTGATACCGCATATGGAATAATGCTGGGATTGTCTGCAAGATAGGTATTCTGCCAGTTCAAATACTCCTGCAACCTCGGAAACATTCCAAGATCACGTTGGTCTTCGGGTATCCCGTTATACACATTCCATAATTCGCTGATCCCCGGAAATAGCTTATTCTTCTCGTCGACATAACCTTGATATGCTGTCGCATCTTCTTCGCTCGCGAATTCGACCCCAAGTTGTACCGGCTGTGTCGTCTTTGGCGCATAACCTCCCATCGCTTGTGCCCAACTTGCTAATGTATTTGGATCTATATCATCTGTATTGCGAGTCTCTTTATTCAAGAAGTTATCCTGAAATAACGTTCCAAACTGTTTTCGGACTTCACGCTTCTGCAAATCCGGCAGTGACATGTACCGGTCCCAAACCTCGCCGACAAGATAATTCTGTAACTGGTCCTCCGGGTCATCCCATTTCATTGCTGATAATCTTGCGCTGTATTCGGGATGTGCGTCGAAAAATTCAGTCACGGCATTAGGATTTGTTCCGTTATCACGCGTCTCTATTGCCCGGCTAAAGTCGTCCTGAAGCGCTCTCAATTCCTGCTCACCCTGTGGAAAGATATCCAGGCTGACCGGTCTACTAAAATATCGCAGTGCTTCAGTCTGGCTCACCATCCTGGCAGCGTTATCGTATATTTCACCGCTCTTGTCAACAATAGCCCGCTGCGCATCCTCGGCGCTGATCGTCCCGTCAGCGGCCATATTAGCAAGCATCCGCCCGATATAGAAATCCCAGTATTCACCCTGCTCTGGCATCCCCAAGGCCTTGCGCATTGGCCCCTCCAGGTTCACCCCTCGACCTTTATTAACTCCTAATAACGCTGTTGTACTGCGGACAAAGCTTGTTACCGGTAATGGCGATATCCCATTTACATCTCCCTTCAACGCCGAATAAGCCCAACTGATAGGCAAACTTGGACCTTGTAAGGTCGATATGAACTCCCACGGGTTACTAATTTCAGCATCGTACTCGGTCTTTGCCTGGGCAAGTGCTTTTTCCCACAGCGCCCCACTGCGACTATTCAATGCTTGTTGTAACTCTGTATTACTGATCTTTTCTTCACCAGCCCAATCTTGCAGGATGTAATAAGCACGCTTATTCTGAGAATTCATATCCTCGCTCATCTGTTCGATAGGGCTTGCGAACTGCTCGAACGGGAATAACTGCCTAAGTGGATCGACAAAGATCGATCCGCCTGCCCACTCTGGCAAGAATGGTACCGGGATCTGGATCTTGTCTGCCAATCGTGACGGAAACCCCGGCCGTTCGACGGTCTCACGCTGCATATCCCGGATACGAGCATAGTTAGCAAAGACCGCCGGCTTGTCGATCGATCGCATCGCCCATTGAAGCATACTGCGTGTACTCCATAACTCATATGGGAATACGGTCATTGCCAGGTTATCCCAACCATAGCGCCGGGTGTAATTGATCAAAGCCGCATCCCGGCGCATCTCGGCAATTCGCAACCCTGCCAGCTTCTCCGTCCTTACTTGCCCATCCCATTGACCAATATGTGCTCGCAATCTCTGGACAATATCAGGACTGAGATTAGAACCCTTGATAGAAGCAGGATAATTGGCATCTTTTCCAGTCATCCCTATTTCTAACTCACGCAATACCGGCATGATATTGTGAACCCATGTCTCTACCTGGGCAGCCGTTTGCGGCCCAGACACATCCAGGCTATCCATAGCCCCAAGGGGGGATGCAATTGCGGGGGTGGTTGTTCCCGACGGCTCTGGTTGCGTACCAACTGTCTCGTTCCACTCGATGACATGCGCTTGGGCTTGCTCGGCTGTCTCATTAGCCAAGTCAACACCGGATCGCTTCTGAAAAGCCGTGAATGCATCCTCGATAGTGACATCGGATACACGCTTATAGTCTTTTCCGGCATACTTGTTGACCGTGTTCAACACATGCCGGTCGCTATAGATACCATTCTCTTTCGCGATCCAGCGTATCTTGTCTGTATTCGTGCGCGCATATGACGGGAACCTGATAGTTTCAGCCGTTATCACTTCTGCCGGCGCCACCGGCGGAAGAGCCTGAACAGACGGAACAGGTGCCGGCTCGCGCCCTTGGGCTATTTCCCACAGTCTTTTAGCCCCATCGATATTGGCTTTCATCCTCTCGATAATACGCGGCTTATAATCCCGTTCTAGAAAACTAGTCCAGGCCAAACGCCTATCGTTTGGGTGAATATCGCGTACTTTGGTTCGCCAATCGCGCATCTCAGTAATCATCGCCATCCGGATGTCACGAACACCCTGGCGCCACTCAGCCGCACCGGTCGCCAGCCCTGGAAATTGGCGTTCGAACATGGCTGCAAAGATGTCATCCATTTCAGTTTGTAACCTGTTCTCATACTCGGCGTGATCTGCATAGAACCCGTCGAGGTCATCTTGCAATTTACGCCAGGCACGGCTTGCAGCCTCATCCGATTTGAACTTCGTAGCGAAATATTCTCGATACAATCTGTCGGTAGTCTCGAAGAAGCTCTTCCAACCGTCACCGATGTTCCCATAACTAGTCACAAAGCGCTGTGCTTCCGGACCTTCCAGGCCAATAGCGTCTGCAATCCCTTTATAACTAGCAGCCTCATTCTCCCACTGGCGCGCCCATCGCCGGCTTGCATTTTTACGCTGATTTTCAATGACAACGGTCTTCACATGTCTCGGTAAATTCTCGACTTGGGCAAATGTTTGTTCCCAATCATCAAAATGCTGAAACCAAAGCCCGGTCCTGCCCTGTTCGATCTCATCCAAGATGTCGATCGCAGCGTGCCAGCCCTCAACCTCGACCCGCGCCGCGACTGCGTGGGCTCGATCTACTATTTGAGCCCGATTTTGACTATCAAGCTCAGTCTCGACCCGCTCTACCAAACCCTCGAATACCTTCCTGGTCCTCGCCGCTGACATATTAGGCTTGATATTATCTTTCAGGTAGTCATATGCCCCTGACTGCATCAACGCTTCACGAACATCCCCTTCGGTCTTCCCAATCTTATTGGCAATATCGGGGATGAACGAGTCAACCGGTCGCCTCAAGATATCATCATCGAATATCTTCTTGCTGATTTCTTCGAATGACCAGCTGCTCCTCTTGGCATCCTCGATGACTTGCGCCAGCGGTCCAAGGTCACGAGCAAGATCAGATGGTAACGGGTCGAAACCCTTACCAGGCCGGTGCATCTGCGCCATATACTGGTTCATCGCGGCTGTCATGGCCTGCTTACTGGACCACTCCTCCAGCTTTGCACTCAAGTTCGAAAAAACACCAAACTTCTCACTGGCAGACTTCATAGACCGGTTCAAGTCAGTCAGCCCACCAGGCTTTGCTGACGCTTCTTGCAATATCTTTGCCGCTTTCGCCCGAGCCTGTTCGATCGTTCCCTCGACTGTCGCTACCCCAGACGTGTCCACCGGTTTCGTCTTGGCTGCCCCTATATCCGCTTCTATCATCCCAGGACCGGAACCAGTATTCAACCGCTCAGGTGATAACCCAAACCGTGTCCAGGTCTTTACGATCTCATCTTGTGATCGCATCCCAAATACGCCATCAACTGTCATCGTTACAATATTATTGATAGCATTATTTTCCAAATAAGACGGGTTCAACCCCAATAGCGCTAATGATTGGGCATTCTTCACGGTCTGCCCAAGCCGGATCATTACCGGGTCCGGTTCGACCCCAAACCATTTTGTCGCCCACTTCGCAGTATGTTCGATCATCGCTGCATCAAATTGCGCATCGAATAGCTCTTTCGTGAACGGTGCCGGGCTATCCGTAACAAACACCTTTACAAGTTCATTTAGATTACCGGCCTGTAACCGCCCCTCTTGAATATCTGCAAGAATTGACCGGGCCTCGTCCGTATCGATCTTGCTTATCCGTTCCGTGTACATGCGCAATAAAGTCTGGGCATCGTCAGCCTTGCTCAACTCTGCCAAAACTCGGCTTTCGCTCATATCCAGTACACTTGCCAAATGATTCAAGGCCTGGCGTTGCTGTGCCGTCCCATTCCATACATCCAACAAGGTATTGGCTGTTGGACTGAAATCCTTCAGCATCGCCGGGAGAGCAGCACCTTCCGCCGATCCGATATACTCCATGCTCAACTCGCGGGCCAAATCCTGTGGAGTGTTTTCAAGCGCATGGATGATCCTGACCCGTTCAGCCGGGTCTAATCCCCGCCCGATCATCTGCAACCCCTCTCTGCCCGCCTCTAATACCTCCTGCGCTTTCGCCTTCGGAGTCAAATCATTCAAATAATTCCAACCATCACGAAGCACGTTCCCGGTCTTACCCTGTGTTTGCTTCAGCGTCTTCCACTGCCCAGCCTCATCTACCTTCGCCAGGTACCGGCTGAACCAACCAGCCTTACTCAACTGTTCAGGCGTCTGAGTAGTCCTCAAGATGGCCCCATAATTCTTGACAAGATCGACAGGGCCACTGCTAAGTGTTGCCGCTTTTACCAGTGGTTCGTTCCCCTTCCCGATGATCTTAGCGACATCCGGAACGATACCGGCCGCGAACGCGGGGATGACATTCAACGGATCTAATATCCCATGCCCTAATATCTCTCTCAACTGTCCACCCAAGCCAAACCGCTCTGATAAGTCCCGATATACTTGTTCTGGCTGTTCACCTGCATTGATCCGGTCAAAAGCGTCCTTCATTGCCCCGGATGCTGTCTGCTCAGGCGTCAATGTCGTCTGTTCCAGGTCCATCCCCACGGCGTTCATTCCACCGAACACCGGTTCCGGAATAGACTCGTAGAACATATGTGAAGCCGACCAGGCTGCATCAAGATTGCTCAGGATATTCTTGGCCTCATCGGCCCACCCGGCAATACCTTCTCTCTTCCACCCTTCAACACCTGCGCTCCATCCTAACCATGCCGTACCAATACTGCGTTCGATCGCCTCAGCCGGAATATCCAACACCATCAACCAATCACTTAACTGCGGGTATTTCTCGGCAGCCTTTGCAAGCCCGGCACCAATACCAGCTCCTAACGCTATCCCGGCAGGACCACCAGCCGCGCCAAATAACGCCCCCGTAGCTGCACCAACCCGCTCGGGCTTACTTAGGATCTGATAAGCTGCCTTGGCCCATGTCGGAAGGGCATCATAACGCTCCTGATCTAATCCGCCCGTTTCGAAATTGGCATTGATGTCAGTACTCGGTTCTGTCTCATCAGCAACCGGTTCAGTCTTGAACGTCTTCAAATATTCCCTGGCAGGATCATCACTGGAAAGATAATCCCACATCCACCATGGCTTCCCATCATTTACCGCACTGAAGTAATCCCAGGCATCGTGCACTTGAGCCGGGTCTACCCAACCGGGTACCTCAGCACCAGGCTTATCAAGCTCATATCGCCACCTAGCTATCTCGCGCGGATCTTCCCAATAGGTCGGTTTGTAATCCGCCGGCTCGGTCCACGCTGGCGGTGTCATCCCGGCTAACGGCTGGTCAGGTGTCCAGTCCGGCCAATCGACCTCCGTACTATCCGGCTGAGTAGGAACCTGGACCGGCTCCGGAACAGGAACAGGTTCTTGCATCGGATCGATAGGCTCTATATATTCAGTCGGATCGTAATCGCTCATCTGGCACGCCAGTTCACAAGGCTAGCCGCCATGTTCTGTAACCACGACGGAGTACTACTACTATACCCTGATCCATAGTTCGGCCCCCAGATCGTACCAGTTCCAGAACCGGTACCCGTCCCCTCCGACGTAGTAGCAGTACGGGGGTTAGCACTCCACGGAGCCCCACCGGGTGAATAGTCGATCCGCCAATTTCCCTGGGCATTCAGCGCCCGTTCCTGTTTTGGTGTGAAGTCATAATTGCTACTACCCGTTCGCCTGCGCCCACGATCATTCGTCAAGCTGTAAGTCTGGCGGTTCCAGCCCGTTGTCCAGGCACCTGGTGCATAATTCCACTGCTTATTTCCGTATTGATCTGTGTACCAGGTCTGGTTGCCCTGCCCGGCTGACCCACGCCAACCCTGCGGCACCGGATTGGTATTACGGTTATATGCACCTTTTGCAGAATAAGTCTGGTCCGGGTTCAGCCCGTAAGTGCTTGTAGTGCTTCCACCAGTACTTGCTCCGCTTGCTCCGCTTGTTCCGCCTCCACTGGCACCAGTCGAGCCTCCGGTATTGCTGGGGTTATAGGTCGGTGGCACCGCCGGTGGATTAGTGATATACCAGGGCAGGTTAGCATAATTCGTTCGCCACCCGGTAAATCCACTCTGTGCTGTCGTATCACGATATGGACTACTGGCACCAACATCATTACCATAATTACCAGGCCTGTAATTCGTCCCATAAGCCGGATTGAATGTGGCATAACCTGGACGTTGCCCAGTCATGCTCGGTGGTTGTGGTGTTGGCTGCGGACCTTGTGATCTCGTCTTGCTTGTTTGCTTAAACTTAACCGGCATTTCAGCCTCCTCTTTCTTCACCAAACATCATCCGAAGTTGTTCCAGCACTCTCGGGTCCATCGCGGCTAACCCCTCCGGCGGCAATTGCTTGAACATCATCGCAATCTGCATTAGCGCGACCGGGCGAAACCATTCCGCTTCAAATTCTGCAAGCCATTCATCGAACACTAACTTACCAGATAGGTACGCGCTTTCCGCATCTCGAATGTTCATTAGCTACTCCCAAATACAGCCGCTTCCAACCTGCTAACTCTCTGCTCGATCGTCAACTGCACCGGCGGATCATCATACACGCCTCCGGTGTATTTCGATAACCATTCAGGCTCAGCCCAATCCAAATCGATCGATTTGCTACCGATCGCCCCGAATTCTGGTCCGCGTAAATTCCCATCCGCTGACCACTGCCAAACAACCCACGTCTTCCACGGCGCCGGAAGGTTGGGCTTGCTAACCTTCCAATTCGCAACCCATAAATCGTACTTACTGGCCCATGCCTTGTTACCACTTATCAGCCCCCATCCACGAATGTTCGTGTAAATAACCGGCTGTATCCCCTCTAACCCAACTATACGAAGCCATTCCTTGACATCCTCGGCATTCCCAGCACTTTCGACATCCAACACCGGTGGAAGCTCAGCTTTGAATGCCGAGACCGTCTTCAAGAAGTGTTTCGCCTGCAACCCGCCCGAAACATCCCCCCTGAAGAAATGGTAAAACCCGTGCGGAATACCAGCATCCTTTGCCCCAGCATGATTATTTCCTAGCTGCGTATCCACTACCGAAACCCGCTCGGTCGCCTTGATGTATGCAAAACAAGCACCGGCACTCTTCGCTTTCTTCCAGTCCATCTTCCCTTGCCATTTGCTGACATCAATCCCAAGTAACATCCCGTTTTCTCCTTCGATCCGTAAACTGAACACACCCGAACTGATCGCCGACCGGAACACCAGAACGCCTCGTACCGGCATCATAATACCCTAACCCATCCCGCGGCGTTTCATCACCAACATTCAAGTAAGTCATCGCCAAACTGTTATGACAATGCCCAAACTGTTCGTATGGGACACGCTCCCAGTGCAAACAATCCCTACACGTTCCCTTGCACATTCTTCCCTCCCTGGATTATCTGACCAGGAGGCGTACCTTGCCCAGGCATCATCGGCATCTGCGCTAGTTCTGGCCCAGGACTGAATGTCCCGGATGCCCCACCAGAAGACGCCGATGGCACCGGCGGCTGTTGCATAGCCGCCTCCCTCGCCTGCGCCCTTTGCATCATGTCTTGAATGTACATCTTGAACTTCATATCCTGGCCCTGCTCATTCCAGATCTGTTTCTGAACTTTGGCATTCTGCCCGATCTTCAATACCTTATCCCGCGTCCATTCCATCGACGCCAATGGCCTGTCACCACCCGCCAACGCTAACGCCAGCTGGGCCGATTGAATATAGTCCTGCGGCATCGCAATATCTAAACTGCACTCTATCTCCAGGTCATCCGGGATATCCGCTGGGACGATTTCATCATCACCATACTTCCTGACAGCATTGTCAGACTTCATCCACGCATATACAAGCTCCATCACCCGGCCAATCACCCATCCAATCCGCTTTTGCGGACTGATCAACGGTAATCGCCCAGCTTGCGATAACAACGCAACCGACGAATACGGCGCATTGCCACCCAACGACTGCCCCAGCGCCTGCCTGTAGATCGTGCTCTCAGTCCCCTTCTCATCCGCCATCCTCAACGCCTCAGGAATGGATGGATCGATCGCCATCTTCTGCAATGGATATAATTCCTCATTTGCATAGATCTGCACAACGCCGCCCGGATCATCGTATTTGATATCCAGCTCACGATCGGCCTGCCCCGTCTTGAATACCATCATCGGGTTCGCACCGATCTTCGCAACCATGCTGTACATTACCGTCATTGCCAGGTTCTGCCGGTTCCATAAATACGATTGCCATAACGTGTACAAGAACGGCTGTAACTGATCCTCAGGTTTCACAAATAACGATGTACTCCCATTGACATACCCAACAACAATCGGGATCGCCGCTAACCCATGTTGCGCATTGATCAACGGATCTTCAACCCCATCTATCCATACTACATGATATTCCAGATCCCACCACTCATTGAGCGTAACCTTATCCGTCGACCTGTACTTGCCTAACCCAGCTACATCCCCGTACGACCCGCGTACATCCGCAACCGTAATCTCGACACTACGTAAGTGCGCCGCTAACCCCTGCCGGTCGAACAGCGGATAACATTCCCTCGGGTTCCAACACTCGAATAAGAACGGCGTCCGCCTCGCAATCGCCTCAGCCCGCGCCTTGTACGCCTTGCTCCGCTTCGATGACGCCTCCACAAGATCCGCCGTGCTCGTTACCGCCAGGTGCACCCGGTCATACAATAACCCAGATAACACCAGGTCATAGTGCACCGGCGTTCCGTTTACCTTACCGCTCCCATTCCACATCGCATCACACGCCATCTCAATTGCCGATGATTGCCTTTCATCCATGTGTGATGTCACCCTAAATACAGGATCAGTCGCCACCAACAGCCGTTGAGCCCCTACTAATGCATTGCGCGCATCTGGGCTGATCGTTAGTTTGACATCATCCATCGACCGCTTCAGCTTCTCTTCATCCGGATCACGCATGAAGTACATGCTCTCCATCCCGTCAAATATCTTATCCTGCCCGGAATGGTATGACTTCAAATCATTCGCCCTGCTTACGATATCCTTGATGTCCGCTATAGCCATCATAGTATCCTCGATTTATATAAACTTGATCCACGCCTCTTGTTCTGTAACTCACGCTGCGTGTCTACCACCGTCCTGACATTCGTCAATCCGTACCTCAACGCATCGTACGCATGATCCTCTAACCCCGTATCGACATCCTCAGGACGATCTTTGTCATGTATTAGATCAGATAATTGCTGGATCGTGTTCACACATCCATCGAATATTTGCAACCCCGGCTTCCCGTCCGGTAAATCACTCAATAACATATCTAACTTTCTCTTGCCATTTATTCGATCATTGTTCGCCGGCGTTAGATACTGAATTCCCTTTGCTATATAAATGTCAGCCGTCGCCGTAACAATCTCATCCAGCCTCTTCTTCGCCCACATCGACGGATCACCATATGTGAACAATATCTTCTCGTTTATCGGGGTGTAATCCAGTATCTTTTCCGCCTGTTGCCTGTCCGTCAATAACTTCTCATACAACTCTCTATACACGTACACCCGCCCCGTATCAGGCTCCCGCGCTAACCATAAACAACAAAATGGCGACGCATATCCCCAGTCTATCGCTCGCCATTTCGTCCAATTGCTAGGTATGCTAAATGACTTTATTACATGCTTACTGTAATTCCACTGCGGAAACGCCATCCCCTCGAATGCATCCCAATCACCATCTCGCCACGCCTTCGCTAACGATCCGGTCAACCCATCTAGATACCTTACATATTCCGGCGGCAAGAACGGATTATCTTTGTAATTACAATGAAAATACCGCGTCCATTTCTCTTTCCCCTCCCGCCACGGGATTACAAACTCTTTCCTTGCCCAACCTACACCAATCCCGTCTGGATTGGTGTCCATGTACATTCGCGCCCGCCAATCCGACCGCGTCGACCGCAACGACCCCTGTATCCTCTTCCTCTTGTCTTCACTGATCTGCGTCGCCTCCGACAGTATGATCAGATCATATTCCAACCCTAAATACTTCTCGATGTCATTCTCGACACGATACCCACCAAATAATATCCTGCTCCCATTCTTGAACACAACTTGCCCATCTCGCCTGGTGTGTTCTACATGCCGAAATACCTTCAGCGTCAAATCCTCTAACGCCTCTCCAGCACTCTTCATGATCTTTCTCAAAAACAAACACTTCAACCCCGCTACCCTCTGGCAATCATCTAACCCCGCCTGCGCTAGCTCAGCATGACTCTTCCCAGGACCACGCGTCCCACCTAACATGATCGCATCCGGCCCACCAATACGATTGCATTCCCTCGCCATTGCATGATACGGTAACATCGACGGCAACGCAATATATCCCCCAGCTATGAATAACTCGATCTGATCACGCATCAATCCAGCCGCTATCGCTTTCTTGATGTAAGTCTCGATCCGATCACCACCAGTGTCTAACTGTGGTTCGATTACATCAGTAATCTCTTTACTCATCCGTCATCATTAGCTACCAGCTCCTCCTCATCCGTATCCGATACCGGTACCTCCACCGCCTCACTATCAACGATCTCTAATGCTTTCGGCACCTCACCGTATAGTAAATTCAAGGTGCTGTCTAACTCATCAATCCTTATCCCACTCGATATCCCTAAATCTACCTTCTGCCCAGGCTTTCCCATTATCCGATCTAATATCTCCGTCGCCGCCTCTTGCCTTACTTTCTCATTCCGGCTGTCTAACCCGGTTACCTTCACCAACGCCGCCTTCATAACACTGCCTTTTATTATCTCAACAGCCGCTTCTACCCCACTCATCGCTACCAGTTGCGCCGCCCTGTGTACCTCCGGCGGCCAATTCCCTACTGACTTTGGATTTATTCCAATAGTTAAAGCGGCAGTTGCATCAGAGTCACACCTCTGACGCTCCACTACCCACCTCAACTGCGCTATCGTCAACCTGCTCAAAATGTCCTCGAGCGAATCATCGAGATTCGCCCGAAGATATTTTTTCGTCGCCATATCAATCCTCTTCCACTATGACACTCAATGCCACTCCAACCATTTTGTATTTCATCAGCACCGCCGCCTGCGCTATAGCATCCTCCGGCAAATCAAATACAACCCGAATACCACCATCCGCTAACGTCCTCACCTGCGCTACCGAACATACAAACTGTACCGGTACTAACCCACTATTTTCTGTTTCCGGATGGAATACCTCAAAATCATCATCTGTAGAAATAGAATAAACTTCGTCACTATCCACGCACTTCCTCCCCTTGCTCACTCGCACGCTTAACCTCTTCATAGTCATCAAAACTGATCACTTTCCCATGCTTGTCAGCCGCATCCTCAACAGCAATACCAGCTATCACAGCAACAAATACAGGCTGTAAGATCGCAATCATTTGCTGCGCTGCATCAAGATGTGCCGGGTTATACAACCCAACAAACCAAATTACCAGGCTGATAACCGTGTCCAAGCATAGTAATAAGAACTTCCGAGAATGTAGTAACGCATCCATTCGATTTTCTCCCTTTCCTTTTCCTTATCGGAATATGTACTAGATTTCATATTCAAACTTGAATATGTACTTATTGAGTATTATATACAAAAGTAACCGGAATGGAAAGATCAATAAGACCCCGCCTGAAACTATGCCCGAAGCCATGCTCAAAACCCTGCCCAAAGCCATGCTCAAAGCTATGCTCAAAGCCATGCCCGAAACCCTGCCCAAAGCCATGCTCAACAATGTAAGATCATTGAGCAGGGAAAAAAGTGATTCAAATTTCAAAAAAAGTCGGAGCATGTACGATAATGCTGAATTGTATTTCGGGGTGATACCGGGGG